GTGTCTCTGTAACAAAATCAAAACCGTATCTGTATTCTTGTTCATCAATTTTATCTTTCGCATCCAGAGATTTATTAGTATTGTGGAATGCTACGTTGTACTGCTCAAATATCAGACCGTGAAGCTTGTCAAATTGAGTTTTAGTTGCATCTTTGTCAAAGTTACCATCTACATCTAACAAGACATCGTATCCTTGATATGGATAACTCAATCCCTTGCGCCAATAGTCATAATATGCTACTGATAACTCATCATGCACCAAATTAAAAGGAATATCGAGAGTGCGTCTTAGATTCTCAAATCGTACTCTATCAAAATTCCTAACTGCTGGAATATATGTCTTATCTAGTTTAGGCATCCTAACTCCTTGTCTGTATCACTATAACCTTTTAAACATCATATCTCAAAATATACATAAGTACCATATCCTGAACATCGAGCAGACAACATTAAAGTCTACTCGACTAACAGGATTATATACTAACCATTCTTTAATCGCATCTTTAAGGTAAACGTCAATGTATCAGCAGATTCTAAAGATACATCAGCAGCAAAACAACATATAGAATACAGTGCATCACTATCTGAATTAGACGACATAACACCTTTAACAGTCTCACTACCACCAGCAGTAAAAATATGTGATACACAAATAGTATCATTAGTAAATGAATCACTACTTGCCGATATGATACACAAATAGTATCATTAGTAAATGAATCACTACTTGCCGATACTGTAGCAGCACTAGCTTCAGTAAGACCAGCAACAACACTTTGAGTATAATCTGAATAACCACTAGCCGTAGCAGCAGAACATGCAGTTTTTACACAACAAACATTTTCTATAACACTAGCTGCTGAACCAATAGCCAACAGAGCTAATTCTCCAAGACCTTCATTATTTGTCTTGCGCCATTTTTTTCCTCCAAATTCATAACTAAAAATCCGTATGGAGGGAACACGCCTTCTATTTCTCCAAATTCACTTATCTCACGTTTCCATCGAGAAATGTCCCATTCAACTTTATGAGTCGGGTCTTCGTAGAATTCTCCAGCTTCCATCGGTGTAATGATAATAAAAGCTCTATTTTTACAAACTCTAAACATTTCTTTTAAAGCAATGATAGGATTTTCTAGATGCTCTAATACATCTATAGAGAGGACAACATCAAAAGAATTGTCATCATATGGTAAGCATTCAGCACTACCATAATCTACAAAGCCTCCAACCCAAGTTTTGTTGATTTCACACCCCAAAGCGTCAAACCCTTTATCACGTAATTCTCCTATCCTTGCCCCATCTCCACAACCTATATCAAGAACTTTACTACCTTTTGGTATAAACTCTGATAAATCTGGACATATTGTTCTATAATGACTTTGCATAGCCCACTTATATTTATCATCAAAGTCATAATTTATATCATCTATTGATATATATGTTGATGGTAAATCTTTACTAAATAAATCACGTACCCTAGGAAATCCCCACAAATAATCAAAAGACTCTTTTACCTGTTGTTTAAACCTCTTTGAAATCCAATTGTGAAGTGGACACCTAGTATCAACAAACAATTTTCCGTTTTTATCTGGTATTACTGGGTAACTTCTTGACATAATGTTTCTTTCTGCTTCAGTTTCTCCATAAAGATTAAATCTATAATATGGACATTTTTCTAATTTACACCATGTAGAACAGTTACCCATCATTATTCTACCATCAAATATGTTATACAACTTATTATAATCTGGCATATTGTTTGGTACAATATCAAAATTATTCAAATCATTTAGTATCGGTTTCCAATAAGTATCAAACACATAATCCCAATTATATTCTTTAGAGATTTGCTCAGAAGCCTGTATACCAATGTCACGTATTGTACCATTTTTCCATGCTTTATAAGACTCTTTTAATGATTCATATATTGACTGAGAGCTTGCATTTGATCTCCAAGACTTGTTAAACCATTCCCAATCATATTTACCAAGCTTAATCAACCAGCCACCGTAGGTTAACTCAGGTCCAGTCGATGCATTTGTAGTTATTATTGGTGTACCACAAGCTTGTGCCTCTATTAAAGGAAGACCAAACCCTTCTCCTTTGGTTGGTAAACACATAACATCCATTGCCCTATAAGCATTAGCCATATTTATATCAGTTATATTACCACTATAATAATCATCAGAATCAACAAATCGAACAAATTCAGAAATTCCTAAACTATCTGTTATCATTGGTAACGGATATGCATTACCATCATCAACCATATTGGTATTCATAAACAATCTTGTTTCTGGATAATTATCATGTAATGTCTTAAAAGCAAATAATAAATTCACGAAATTTTTTCTTTGGTCTGTGTAATTTACACCGACAGTACCAACAACAAAATTACTTTCCCAATTAAGACGTTTTCTAGCTGCTTTCCTATGATTATCATCAACATAATATACATCTGTATCTACACCATGAGGACAATATGTTGATTTATGTCCAGCATCACTATATGCTGCTTTAGCATGTTTACTCATAGATATTAAATATTTAACACCATCAAGTCTAGACTTAACAGACAATGGACAAGTTTGAACATCTATGGGACTATATGCTACCCATCTTCTAGGAAATACACCTAAAGTATGAATATCAAGTAAAGTTATTATAAAATCAACTTCTTCTCTAATTGCTAATCTATTTAATCTACCTACATCCATTCCGCTAATTACTTTACAACCATTCCAATCTACATTACGTACAATTGCTCTGGTCACGGTTCCATAACCAGTCACTGCCCAAGGTGCCACACTTAACCAAATAAACTTCATTATATCCTTTCCTCAATAGAACCTTTGTAAAAACCATAGCTCCTTAACAGCGGTGTAAATAATCTAATTGTAGCAAAAAATGCCTGCCAAAAGGTCTCTGGATTTGGGTTAGCAGTACGATACCTTTGTAGTATGTTTTTTCCCTTATTGCTTGTTGCATATCTTATTCTTTTAGTTGTATATATAGACAACATCGCACATCCAAGTCAAGGGTTTTGGTGAATCTATACTAACCATAGTAACAACAAGACGACCCATCCTATTACCACACTTTGGACACTCAGAATAAAGATTTTTATTGTTATCTTCTAATAAAATAAAAGGGATGTTGCACCTTTCACAGAATTTCTCTCTGATGTCAACACCCCATACTATATCAGAACCATTTTTTAGTTCTACCATAACTCCTTCCCTACACACCATCAATAGTATGGTTTACAAATATCATTAATTCCTCATTTATTGTTTTATTAAATGATGACGAAAAGATAAAATGACACAAAGCACTTGTTGGTGTTACTATGTTATCAACAATAGCTCCTTCATTTATAGAGCTTGCAATACTCTCAGAAGCTTCATACGAATATTTCCAAGTAACTACATTTTCACCAGTACCAGTGTTATGACTATCATCATCATTAGTCTTAGGATAACCAGACGCTAAAGCATGAGACGTATTCTCTAAATATGTAGTAACATCTATATCAGCTTTAGTCGGTGCTGTATCATCACTACCCAATCTTATACCAGAGAAATCGACGCTAGGAATCTCACCACAGAACTTTTGTGCATAATGTTTATCACCAGCACTAGTAATGATGTTATGAGTCTCAAAAACAGTTATTTCGTTAGTATTGATATTTCTTAAAACAACAACTACGCTTCCAACAATTTTTTCAACTTCTTTCATAATACCTCAAAGTAATACTGGTGATAAATCTAATTAACTACCAATACCACCAACTTTAGCACCATCAATAGTAAAAGTACTTGGTAACTCTCTCTCATCTAAACCATTAGCTAGTTTTTTTAAAAACTCAATTGTTTTTATTGGTTTATTGGTCTCTATAGCAATAGCTAATAATCTATGAACTGGTACTGAAGAAGTAAACTCTAAACATCTCTTCCTCATCTTTGTAAAAGGTTGCTTTAACAAATCTCTTAAATAACCATCGCCAACAGAATTTACACCGTCAACAACAATATCTACAATACCACCGATTTCTATCAAAAATCCATTGGTAACTGTTGCTTTATTGTACTTCATAAAAAATCTTTCAGATTCTTTATCGTATATCTCTACAGTTATTCTTTCAATATCCGCTGTGTTAGGGTCTCCCTTTAATAGAAACTCTTCCGTAAGTCCTCTTTTATTTAGAAACACACCACCAACGGCACCTTTTATTGCTTTCTTATATACCTTTGGGTATACATCATTCATCATTTTTCTCCTTTAAATTTTTATACTTAATCTTTTGAGCCTCTCTTCCAATTAAGTTAAGGGGGTATATTTCAACCCCCATTAATTAACAACCAAAACTAGGAACCAGAATCAGTTCTAATTATACCAACATTTTCCATTTTGTCAAACAGAAGACCATACTGTTGATATATCCTAAGATGCCAAGTAGGAGGGGCAGTTTTCATTTCAGACCACTGATCTTCTCTTGGTTCTCCATAGGTAATAAACTCACCACAAGAATCACCAACAACAACAATTAAGTCATCTTGAATTAGTTTGTTCCTATCATACTCATTGTCGTAGACCTGTTCAAGGGCTACAAAATTAGCACCATAGTACATACCAAACCAACCTGTTCTTCGAATTTCCTCTAATGCACTTGATACTGGTACAGGATAACCAGCCGACTCAGTAGCACCAACACCAATCCTATAACCAGCGAACTTAGTTATGGGAGCTAATGCTGTACGTCTACCTACAACAGACCTAACTGTTCCAGCAATATCAGAAATAGAATCAATAGCATCCTCAAGTGTTGAACGTAGCAAACTTGTTACATACCAAAAGTTAGCACTATCGTTAATAGTAGCCAGCGTATATAATGCATTCATAACCTTTACAACATAGAAATCTGAGAACTTAGCCATCATTTCATTTCTTATTTCATCTATAGTACCAATTTCTCCAGACTCAACCTCCCATTCATTATGGGAAACTTCTGCATAAGCTGTATCAAGAGCGTGCGTAACAGTATCTTTTACTGTTATCTGACTTGACAGAGTATCTTGACCAGGAACCAATTGCCTTACCTCAATACCACGTCTAACCTTTTTTACGTACGCATCTCCAGGATTAAGAGACCTAGTATTCATAAAAATACCAACAATGTCTCTACTAACATGTTTTGGATCAATGTACTCTACTATTAATTCAGATAAAGCTCTTTTATCTGTCTTAGCAACTTCAGCTAACGCTTCCTTAAATTTAATATCATCCATATTACACCTACTTGTGGGGAGCAAATAATACTCCCCACAAAAATTTTTTACTACCTACCAGTCTTTATGGTTAGTGTGTTTTTAGAGGTGTTTTGCTCTAAAACAATACCAACCCTAGCATTAGAACTTTCATACCAAACACCACTAGTTTTAACACTAATCTTATTACCGATGGTATATGTACCAGCATAAAAACTTCCACTTGTAATGGTATAAATACCATCATCATAAGCCAGCATCAACGCACCAGACGCAATGGTTTCATTTTCCTTAAGTCTTGGTGCTACCATACGCAAAGTAACATCGGCTGGTAGATTCTCACTACCCGCAACAAAATTCCTTAAAGTATAAGGAACGGAACTATCACCGACATCGGTAACTGGTAAAGTCTCATAAAGTGGTGGTTTTTCGTTATAAACACGGAACGCAGCCACATACCTAGCCTCAGCATCATCATCACCAGTAGGTAAGGACGCTCCTTGCAAAACGTTATAAATACCGTCTTGTAACCTAGGATCTGGAGTAGCTGTACCACCCAAAATTCTAGGATTATTACTAGCTTCACCCAACTTAACAGCACGACCAGCAACGATGTCCTCTTGTGCTATACAAGGTATAGCTGTGCCTCTTAATCTAATTTCTACTCCCATTTAGAATACCTCACTATATCTTTGATTGTTTTATTTCTTTTAAACCGTCAGAAACAACAGAAACAGCACTTGAATCATTTACATCGTCTGAACTTCTTATTGGAGGAACATTAATCTTTACAGATGCTTCTGTTTTCTTACTAAGTGACTTAAACTTGTTTATAGTTTTATCCATAATGTCTTCAGTCATACTCAACCAATAATCAGAATCACTTTCAGCATCGAATTCTATTCCAGCCTCTTCAAGTTTAGACGAAATATCATCAATCTTGCGTTGCCTTTCAGCAACCTCTTCAGCCTCTTTCTTAAATTGTCTAAGCAATTCAAGCTCTTCCTTCTGACTATTCAACTCATCAGTAAGTGAAACAACTTGAGATGCTTTCTCTTCAAGCTCGACCTTTTCATTTGTTAGGGAATCTCTTTCTCCCTTTAGAGTAGCATTTTCATGTTCAAGAGATTCAATCTTCTCTTTATCTTCCATACTAAATACCTCGTTATTTATTGTTTTGTAACTATCATCAGAAACAACAGCTTCAGCATCCAACGTGTCAAGTTCTGCTTGAGCAACAACACCAACGCTTAGAATTTTTTGTAGTTCTTTCAGTTGTGCTGTAGAAATATCCGTTAAATTTATCAAATTAGCTCCTCCTTGCAACTATACAACACCTGAGGCTTCTCTTCTTTCTATTTCTCTAGTTACACTATCTAGTAAATCTTTACTACTTATAGAAACTAAAGGTGTTCTACCTTCGTATGCTGGATTTTGTACGGCTGTAACAGCCTTAGTAGTAACATCACGCAACCACTCAGTACCATCTTTCTCTTCTGAATCCATATACCTTATTTCCCAAGAAAAATCAACACTATTGCCATCAGACAGCTCTTGCTTAAAAAACGCAACAACATCAGAAACCTCATCCTTGTATAAAGCACCAATTGCTACAATTTTATTATCCTCTTGTCTTCCTTCCTTTATTACACCAATTATTGAAGCTTCAGAATGTCCTTCTAAACCAAACTCATTATCAAACTTAGCTTTGATTGGCATATAAGACATAGACTTGACAAGGTTATCAAACTCATCTTGTCCAATACCCTGATTATTTGCATTTGGTAAATCGTCTGTAAAGATGAACCGCACCCAAGACAAAAGAGGGTTCTTGTATTCTTCTGGTATTCCAGCAGTAGCTAAATCATCATCAACAAACTCTATACCAACATTAAATACCGCTTCTTTCATATAAACATACCTCAAACTAGTATATACAATATACCTCTATATATATATTAACGCTTTTTATGGTTTAGTGAAGTAAAACAAAGAAAAACGCAAAAAAAACTTATGAAATAACACTAACCCTACCATTATCAACATCACAAAGAGTATTATATATGTTATCAGATATTGTTTTCCAATTAAACTTAGGTGACTCAATCTTTTTTAGTGTTTCACGTTTTTTAAGATTAAGATATTCCCTATTCTCATAAAGAATATTTAGCTTAGAAGCTAAATCATCTGTGTCTATTACAACACCATTGTACGTGGTACCACTAACATACTCAACATGATTTGTAGCAATATACTCAGCACAATCTCCCCATATGCTGTGAAAGTTACCAATGTCAGAACAGATTATAGGTACACCACACGAAGCACCTTCAGCTAACGTAAGACCAAAACCTTCTCCCATAGCAGTATTGACATTAACATCTAACATATTATAAAGCAAATTAATATTATCATTTGACAAACTTCTTTCACTAATTATTACCTTATCTGATATACCCAAATCTTTAGCAATATCACGTAAATCATATGATATCTCGTTGTTACTTGCATGTATAAGACACTTAACATCTGACTTGTTTCTGGCAAACTTATAAAAACCAATCAAAAATAAATCTAACCGTTTTCTGTATGTATTAGAATTTATATTACCAACCACAAAAAAATCTTCTAAATTCTGACTTTTCTTAACATCGTCAATTGGATAAAAGATGTCCCTATCTACACCATGAGAAACAGTAACAATATCAAGGTTAGGGTTTATATCTCTAATAGCAGAACCAGAAAAATCAGTGTAAGACAAAACAGTCGAAACACCCAAAAGAGAAAGATTTAGAATATGTTTCTTATCAATTGGTAAATAATTTACAGGTAAAAATGGAACAAACCTTGCTTTTATTTCGTAGTTTTCAACTTTATTTTTAATGTCTATCAAATATTGTTCGATAACCCACAAATCATTGAAAATAACTACAACGTCTGGATTTTCTTTTAGTATAACCCTAGATACATCATCAAACGAGTAGCAATCACTGCCACTTTGTGCTGGATATATATAATATTTGTTACCGTGTCTAATTTTACCATCGTACCTAATACCATATACAACAACCTCACACTTCTCACTAAGCTCATTACAAATACTATGAGTAACCCTGCTAAAACCAGAATTTACTATAGCATCACCTATCCAAAAAACTTTCATAAATACTCCTTATAATGTATTACCACCATATGTAACAACCCTATTCATAACTTTTCCTTTGGTTGCCTCTACAGTTTTGTATTCAGTAATACGCTCTACCTCTACAGAACCAACCCAATTAATTATAACATCATCACCAGAAATATTATAATTAACCTTGTACATTTTGCTATCAACTTCAACTATTATATAACTGTCAAAAATATCTACAACATATGTGTTTGACTTCAAACCTCTACCATTATTTATTTCATTATACACCTTATCTTCTAGATTATAGTACTGTTCTCTGATGCTTTCCTCACTAACAGCTTCAGACTCTTCCTTCTTAAACAGTTGAACTTTACAAATAGCTATTTTCTCACTTTTTGTATATGCTTTTCCAGTCTTTTTATTAATTCCAGAAATACTGGAAACACACCCTTCCATCCACTCCGTTTGCTCCTTTGTTTCGTTCTTTATACCATATGGCATTTTAGACCCCCAAATTTTTTGCTATAATACTTAATCCATACTCTAATACACATAAAACATTAGCTATATTTTCATAACTTATAATCGATGGAGGTTTTATTTTTAGTGTACTACCAAGACCAGCATGTTTATCACAACCGAACAACACACCGTTATGGATACCAAAATCTATCAACTTCTGAACTTCGTCTGGCATAGGTTCCTTTGTTTCTACATCTTTAACTAACTCTACACCAATCAACATACCCTCTTGTCGTATATCACCAATAATTGGGTACTTCTTTTGTAATGCTAGTAAAGAACTAAGAAAAATTTCACCTTTCTCACTTGCTTGTTCACATATATTCTCATCTTCTAACACTTTCAACGTTTCTAGTGCTGATACCATACTCAATGGAAAACTTGCAAATGTAAACGTATGATCACCACCTCTAAAATCAAATTCATCACTGTATAAAGTAGCTGCAAGTGGTAAACCTCCTCCCAACGCTTTACCAACTGTAATAATGTCTGGTTTTATATCATACAAATAAGAAGCAAACATTTCTGGTAATTTACCAAATGCTGTCTGCATTTCATCAACAACCATAGCAATACCATGCTTAGTACAAACATCTCTCATTAGTTTATGATAAGCATAAGGAAAAACTATTTGACCACCATTACCCTGTATTGGTTCATATATAAACATACCTGGTTTTTTCTCACGAAAAATCTTATCAGCATACTCAACACACTCAAAACTACAGTTACCTCTACTTTTACCAAACTTACACCTATAACAATATGCGCTTGGTATCCTGACAACTTCATTTTTAAGCCGATAAAACTCCTCTTTTTCCAAGTAATCCCAACTCAAAGAACCAGTAGCGATGCTTCTACCACAAAAACCAGTATCAAGGACTGCTATCGGTTTGTCTGGATTCTTTAATAGAACAAGTTTAATAGCACCTTCAACTGCTAACGAACCATGAAGACAAAAATTCACTTTAGTTATATTGTCTGGTGCAATATCAACCAACTTTTGTGCCAATTCAAGTTTCGGTATTGTATAATAACTTGGACGAACGTGTATTAGATTATTATCTATAGATTTTTTTACGGCTTCCTTTATTCTAGGATGACTATGACCAATAGCACTGACCCAACCCTGAGATGTGCAATCTATATACTTTTTACCCCAGACATCATAAACAAATTCACCATCAGCACCAGAAATAACAAAAAGTCTATCAATATCTCCAGAACTGGCGACACCAAGTGATTTTTTGATTTCAAGAAGTTTTTTAGCATCATCAATCTTATCCTTCCCAATTTGGCGAAAATCTATCATAATCATACCTCCTTTCCATAGCTGGTGCTCTTGTCACTTCCATATCAAATCTACGATAAAAGTCTTCTTTACCAGGATCAGCAATGAGAAAGACCTTAATCGGATTCAATAACTCTGCTTTTCTAAATAACTCTCTGGTAATTGTAGTACCAACACCTATTCCTTGATACGATGGTCTTACCATAACATCCCAAATTGCAACAACATACGCACCGTCTGTAAAGTATCTTCCAGAACCAATAACTCTTCCGTTTCTTCTAACTACAACATATGTTGAATTTTTTATTATTGTACTGTCACGCTCCAAATTACGCATACTAAGATGAAGTCCACCAAATTCACCCATATCTTTATATAAAGAATTTAATTCTTTTAGAGTTATTGAATCACATAACTCTAATTTAGGATTATCAAATAAAACCTTTGCTTCTTCGTATTGCTTGCTAGTATCTATCTCCATCCAATCATACTTTACAAATTCTGGTGTGGCATGAAACGAGCTTATATGTTTACGAACTATAGAAACTAGTTCTTCCTTTTCAACACCATTTAAACTTTTTGACAACTTTCTAACAAACTCTGGAGGATAGACTGCCAATCCCAACATCACACAATAGTCATATTCACGACTAATATCAACAACCCTATTGTTGAAATCTATGTGAACACCCAACTCTCCTGGTTGCCAAAAGTGTCTCAAATTATCAACAAAATACTGGAACTTTGGTTTTATATCGAAAAAGATTCGATAATCTAACATCAAATCGCCGTCTATACAAACAACAAAGTCGTCTGTACCACACTGTTGTAATGCTAAATTAAAACTATAAGCATTACCAGTCTCCGCAAACCTATCATTATTAACATACTCTACAGAGTCTCCTAAATCTGGAAACATCTCACTTTTGTAACCAGTAACAACATAAATATCCTCAATACCTATATCCTTTAATCCTGTAACCTTATGTTCTAATATTGTTTTACCATCTATTTCTAAAAGTGCTTTGGGGAAATCAATCCCCATCCTAGTGCCCATCCCCGCCGCTAATATTATTGCCTTCATTTTCTAACCTCATTACATAAACTCTATCCCACACCATATCAACTAACCTCTTCTCTTTGAGACTGCTACCAATCTCATCCTGAAGCAAGTAATCAATAGGTGATAATAGTTTTATCCACTCCTCTTTTGGACGTAAGTTTATATGAGTAGGGTCTTGTGTTCCCCTACCAATTGTCAAAATACCCCGTCTACAACCGACACGTTTAATCTCGCTTATTGTCTGCTCCGTAAGCTCTGGTGGTAAATGCTCTAATAGTTCCAAAGAAACAACAATATCAAAAAAATTATCTGAAAACTTAGATAAATCAGTAGCTGATCCCCAAACTATTTTATTACTGGCTGGTGAATTGGCTATTGCATCCTTTGTTATCTCTATACCAGTAACATCAATACCCAACTGAACAAACCTTTCTACATCAAAACCTAAACCGCATCCCAACGAAAGTACATTCTTTGGTTCACATAAAGATACTATAGTATCAACTATTTTATGATTATGTTTTTGATAGCGGTTAAAGTACTCATCCTTAGTAAATGCCCTTCCAATCGTTCCTTTACTCTTATCTCCCCAATACATCCACTGCTCATTACCAACCATCGGATACTTTTTCTTGTCTATACCAAATAAGTCATCCACAAATTTCCTCCATCTTGTCAACAATCCTTTTAGTAGAATTACCATCACAATAACTCAAAGATTTATCAACCCAGTATTTTCTTCTATTAGTATACTTCTCTGGGTTATTTAGAGAATAACTTACAGAATCTTCTAATCCATCTAAACAATCAACAGATATAACATCACCCAAATCCAAAAACTCTGTCATATCACTACCAGACACCTTCAAATAGTCAGTATATTTTGTATTTTCTAACAAAACAATTGGTTTATCCAATAAAGCAAACTCAAAAACTAGACTTGATGTATCACTTATTAATAAATCACTTCCTAACAAATAATCCCACTTTGAACTATAACTAGACTTTACTGTAAATCTATAATCCTTATACTTATTCTTATAATCACACATCTCATGTGGCATAAATATAACATTATAGTTACTCAAATAGCTGACAATCTCCATAAGTTTATCAGCATTGCCAGGAATTTGTAATCCACCAGATTTACTATATGTTGGTGCAAATAGGATTATTGGTTTGTCGTTTTCTATATTTTGATGCTTTTTGATAAGCTCTTTAAAAACTTGTTTTTTATCTTTGTTATTTATATAATAATCACTCTTCGACCACCCCAAACCTAAAACATTGCCAGATACATTATCCTCAAAAAATTTACTTGGCACAATAACATAGTCCCAATCTGGATAACATCTTGCCCAGTTTTTTATAAAAGAAACACCATGAAAAACAAGAAACGATGGACTACTTGGAGGTTTTTTGTGTATCCAATCACCAGTCTGACAAGAAATGCTTCCTCTTACATCTTTATCAAGATTATATGTTTTAGGTGTACATTTAACAATTTCCCATCCACGTACCACCATCTCATCTTCAATTAAACTCAACGATAAGTTATATTGAGTAAAATCATAAATAAATTGAAACCTTTTTACCATACCAATCCTCTACAATCTTTATTCTACCTTTTCCTCTTTAGTATCAGTTGTTTCTTTATCAACTTTACCTATATTTGGAGAAGAATATGGTACTTCTGGTGCTTCTGGTATACCCTTTTCCTTATAAAGCTTAGTCTCTTGTTCCTTTCTTTCAATCTCTGTTTCAAAATCAAAACCAACAACTTCTTGCCTTGTTTGTCTCGAAAGATTTCCTTCTTTATAAAGTGATTCACCAATCATACTCAAATCTAATAGCTTATACAACCTCATTGGTGTAAAATTAGGTATTGGAGAACTCTTAAAATTGTTTTGTTCTTTTATTTCCTTGTACATAGTCTTTAACCACTCGATTAATATATCTCTAATTGTTTCCATAGTAGCTATTGGTGAAAAAGCCGCAAAATCAGAACCACCTTGCACATTGGACCTCAATGTTTCACCAGTTATTAACGTTCTAGGAAAACCAAAAGCAGATATTATGTCATCGTCTACTGACCTGTACTTTTCAACATTTAACATAGCTTCTGTATTTGGAAAAATCCACTCTATCTGTAATGTATGATTACCAAATAGCTGAAACAACCTCTCTTGCCTACCAGTCTCTACCCTATAATTCATTTGTGATTTTATGTGATCAAAATCACCCTCATCTGTACATGGAAATTCATCGCTACCTAATCTAATTAATTGTATAGCAGATGTAACCCTTGCAGCTACAGAATAATCCATTTTTCTTAGGTTTCTCTTGTGCATAAGTGACTCTAAGGCATTGCTCATGTATGGTATTGGATAGGCATCCTCAGCTAATGTCTTAGATAATATGGGTCTAATGTCCTCTAATCTTATTTCGACTTTAGTACCTTTTAATTCTTTTATAGCTTTTACAAAAGCTGGATAATTCTTAACAAGAGCATCATATGCTTCTTTGTCATAAGTACCATCTTTTAGTTTACCATCATTCCTTATAAAATTAATCAACTCCGTTGAAATGGTAACATAATAGTATTTCTTGTTAGATATTGGTGAATTTTTTACTTTGATAGTTGCTGGATCCCTAAACCAAATATTATCTGGTACTTTAAACCTCATCCTAGAACCAAGTTCCTGTGATAGGTCACTACCACGTATTCTATTCCACTCATACTCTGGTACAACAAGACCAGATAACAAATACTCTAAACAAGCATTTCTAAAGAAAGCTTGTAACATATCAGAAAGCGCATCATACACATAAAATTCAGTATCAGTACATTTTGATTTTCTGTTAGTTATTGGTGTAATTGCACAATCAACCATCTTGTTTATAACTGTTCCAGCAACTGGGTCACGTTTGTAAAAAAATCTGCATATTTTTATCAACTTATGAAAATCAGTTGGTATTTCCATATTGTCAACAGCTTCTGTAAACAGCAACCTAGAACCAGAACTATCAGTCAAAATATTAGCTGTAGCTTTAGCCAACTTCAAGGTATTACCACTTGAATTTTCATTTTCTTCTATTTTTTCAACCATGCTAAAATACCTCTTTATACAAACCAACCACCTCTGGCAAGGTCCTTGTACTTACCCCTTGCATTTGGTTTATCTGGTGAATAATACTCATAATAGTAACCATAAACCCAAGTAAGCAAAGATGCTAAAATGTGATCTTCACCCCTCTGACCACCCTGCGGTGAGTAAACAAAAAACTTTGGTTGTCCTAACATATCTCTAGTAAAACCGACTCTCTCAAGCTCAGATATTACATCATCATCTTGTGTTGAAAAACAAATTATCTGATCATTTTGACTCCATTTCTGTAATGTCTGAATTGTAAATTTCCTAACCCTATCCTTTATTTCTTTATCATCCTCATCATAACCAGTAACAACGTTTGCTTGGAAGTCAACAGGAATCAGCCTTTTTGAAAACTCTTTATTCTTAAAATCACCACCATCATCCTGTAAAATTTGACACAAAGCTAAACCAGAATGACCAGCATCTATCGCTATCATGTTAAAACCATATATTGTGTCTAACCAATCTATTATCTTTGCTTGCACAGGGTATTTAATCCTACGAAGCTCTATCCTAGTAAACTCTCTCCAAACAAGCGTAGACTTTTCTCTCCACAATATAGTTATAATTGTAGGGTCATTAGAAAAACCAGCATCTATTCCAGCAATAATTAAATCATATTTATCTTGTATATCTGGTGGTAAATCTCTAACATTTAATATCTCATTAAATTGACCAGAGTGTTGTTCCAAAGTTATGTTATTCATAATCTTTACATCAACTGGATAATCCTCAATATACATCATTTTTCTATCAAAAACAGAAAACGCTGGTGAACCATGTTCACCAAGTACAAGATGCACATAATCATCACCATTCTCACCACCGTACTGTTTTAGGTCAAAATTATGTTGATCTTCTGTGTATCTGGTGCTACTTAACCTAGACACATTGTGTCTAGAAAACTTGTCATCTAATTGGTCACACTCAAATAAAACATTCTTTTCACGAAGACCATTTGGTACACCACTAACCCAAAGACTAAAATTATCATCCCAAGTTGTTAGGCATTGCATTAATGAGTTCCAAGCAGCATAGTTAAAAACCTGCCCTTCATCAACAAAAATACACGGAACATGTAAACCAATTACATTGCTATCTGCTGTAGAACCAACAATCCTGCACCTTATTAGGCACCCATTCAATAACCTTATCTCATGACTAGACATATTTATACTAAATCTATCAACAAAATTCTTGAGAAATGGATGCCTTCTAAAAAGCTGCAACAACCGCAAAAATACTGGTTCTAATTGAGCTTTATTCTGCACAACAAGTAAAATCTCATTGGCACTTGCTCTTTTATACATATTTTTAATGGCTAGCCAGATTATTTTTATTTCCATAGTAGCTGTCTTTCCTGTAGTACGACCAGTAGCAACAGATATATAATTATTACTATCTACCAACATTTTTCTTTGATAATTATCGTAGTGCCAACCACCACCATCATCTATCTCATCATCTTGACTTCTTACAAATTCGCAAAAAAGTACAGAATCATCTAACAGCTCAAGTACAGCTAAATCACCTTCGCTTAACGAAACTTTTTCTTTCATTACTTAGATAAAACAATCCCTTCACTTGTGATACCAGAAACTTTACCACATTTCCAACACTCACACCTGAAAGTATACTTGTAATCCTCTATAACTTTAGTTTTACTATCTATTGACCCTTCCTCACCCTTGTTTTGTACATAAACGATAAACTTACCAAGAACTTGACCACAATTTTCACATTTAAGAATCCTATATCTACTATCTATAATTTTCTTAGCTTGCTCTTGTAACCTCTCTATATACTTTAATGGTGTTTCATCATCCTCACTTTTCCTCTTTTTCCTATTTATTCCAAGCTCGGTTTGCAGTGTTACCCAATTCTGATTAGCATCCCTTAAAGCGCCTTGCAACTCTTTTATTTTTTTAGAATCCTCTAATGGGTTTTTTATACTACTTAATGCTGTTTGTATTTGCTCAATGTTTAACTCAAATTGGCACATCTGAACCAAAGCAACCATATCATTAGCCTCATTCATATCATCCAATTCATATGTATCTAAATACGTGTCTATCTTATCTTGTAGTTTACGATTAACCTTTTTCCTAGGCATCTTCAAAATTACCTTTATATACTAAATTACCATCATTATCATGGTAGATATCTTCTTCTTTCTTTTGATTCCTCACGTAAAAGATACTTTACCCACTCTTTTTTTGCTAATATATCTAATTTATGTGTAGTATAACAATCATTACAAAAAAAGTACTTCGTTATATCTTTTCCACAAATTGCACACCTTCTAGAACGCATAACAAACCTCTATATTATTGGACAGGAACCCTCATCACATTCAATACAAAGGGTCTCTAAAACCTGCTTGCTCCTACTTCTATCACGAAACACTGTCAACCCCTTCAATCCTAACTTATATGATAGCAGTATAACATCTTCAACATCCTCTACAGTTGCACTGTTCGGCATATTTATTGTCTTTGATATTGAATTATTAACATGCTTTTGAAAAGCAGCTTGCATCTTTACATGCCACTCTGGACTAATCTCCATAGCAGTCCTAAATATCTTTTGATACTTTTCAGGAACACCAGACAAACCACTTACAACACCACCATTCTCAATTATTTTTGTTATTAGTGATTCTGAATACCAACCCTCTGCTTTACTTATCTTCTCAAATATTGGGTTTACCTCAAAGAACGTACTATTATCTAATATATTTGATTTCTGAAAAACTATTGCAAAAGCTGGTTCCATGCTACTAGATGTCTCAGCAATGATGCTTATGCTTCCAGTTGGTGCTATTGTTGTTATTGTAGCATTTCTTCTACCAACACTTAAAGCAGAATCTGGAAACCTTGTAAAGGTACCCCTATCTTCAGCAAGTTTAATAGATGCTTTATTGGCTTCAGAATTTATGAAATCCATAACCTCTTCAGCAAACACTATAGCATCATCAGAATCATAAGGTATACCAAGTGTAAATAAAGTATCAGCAAACCCCATTACACCAAGACCTATTTTTCTATTTCCTTTTACCCTTTCTCGTATTTTTTCGAGTGGATAATCGGAAGCATCTATAACATTATCCAGAAACCTAACAGCGTGTTTAACAACCTTACTCAATGAACTATATATAAATTTACCATCCTCAACAAATTTGACTAAATTTATAGAACCTAATACACACGCTTCAAATGGTAGTAAATCCTGCTCACCACAAAGATTCTTTATAAGATGCCCTTGGTTCGGTGTAGGATTATCTTTCTCTATCTTATCCCAAAATACAAAACCTGGTTCACCATTCTTCCAAGCAGAGTCTGAAACAAATCTAAGTAAGTGTCTTGCGTTTACATACTTATATACTGTGTTGTCTTTTGGGTTAATCAGGGGAAATTCCTCATTATTATAAACACAACGCATAAACTCATCAGTTATACCAACAGATATATTAAAATTGTTTAACTTATTTTCATCGTTTTTACATTGCACAAACTCAATAATGTCTGGATGATTTATCAATAACAACCCAAGATTACCACCACGCCGTATTCCACCTTGTTTAATGACATCACTTACGGTATCAAAAATACGCATAAAATCTACAGGTCCACTAGCAACACCCTCTGTAGATAAAACCCTATCACCACACGGTCTAAGATTTGTTAAATTCAAACCAACACCACCACCAGTCTTTTGTACGATACCACAATTTTTAGCTGTCTGTAGTATATCTTCCATAGAATCTTTTACTTCAAAGGCATAACAAGCAAAAAGATAATTCAAATTTTTGTTACCAGCATTAGCTATACATGGTGTATTCGGTAAAAAAATCTGATTAGACATTAGACTATAAAATATTCTACTCCAATAATCTGGATTACCACCAAAATTCTTCTCGACTGAAGACACATGTGACGCAACACGATGAAATAATTGAGACGGTGTCTCCTTCTTACCATTAATTGTCTTTAAATATCTCTTATCTAACAACGACAAAGCATTGACACCCAACTTAATATCATCATCATCAACACCTATCGCCCTTCTAAAACCACGTATACCAGCACGTTTTGCTCTGTATAGGATATACTCCTTAGCAAGACTTGGGTTTCCTAGCTCTATTAAAGCATCTTCAACCAAATCTTGTATCCTCTCTACAAGAATTTCTTTTTTATCTTTTATTTTATTATTTACTTTATCTGCTACATCATCAGCAATAACATCATCAGAAAAACCAACCTTTGCCATTGCCTTTTTGACGGCATCAACAATCTTGTTACGATTGTATTTAACTATCCTACCATCTCTTTTTATTACTCTCATTTATTCCTCATTTTATATCTCTTGTAACTCTAACCAAGCTTCTATATTATCATTACCAGTCTCGCTTTTAATTGATGCACTAATTCTTGTACCTTTATTAAATATGAATTCAGTACCCTGTGGTTGTGGTGTTACCGTTCTAACAGCAACATTTACACCACCCTCCAAAATAAAAGCACCGAAATAAGAAGAACCAGAATCTGCTGATAACCTAACTAAATACTTGTCTGATGAAGATAGTACAGAAAATAATCCTAATACTCTAAAAGGTTTTGTTGCTAAAGCAGCCGAACGTAACTCAGTGTCGTTTCCCCATACATCACCACTACCACCAGTATTTACAGTAACACCAGTTAAATTACTTGGTGCTACAATTACAGATAATTCACCAAACACATCCATAAATATATGATTACCAACTTCATCATCTATATTAACTGTGTTACGGTGCAATATTAACTTATAAAAATGCTGCTGATTTCCCTCATCTATGTCTACTGCTGTTGCACAATCACCTATATCTGTATTAAAAAATAAATTTTCCTCAGAATTTGCACCATGTATATGAACACCAGTAAGACAATCATGTATTCTAATATCCTCAAGTAAAGAATAACCAAAATTAGAAAATTCTAAACCTTTCATGTATGTTACATTACCCCTAAAATCGCAGTCAACTACCTTACAATGCTTTGCATTAGAATTAGATAAAATTAGACCAACTCCAGCAGAAGCTAAATTAATACCGATAAACTGACAACTATATACCCTAACACCACCATGCTCCATTATCAAACCATTACCACTGGTGCCCAAATCAAAATTTAAATCACAAACGGCAGATTTTCCTGTCAGTTTTAGTATCGAGGTTGCACTTTCGTGTGTATTCACTACCTTAGCCCAATTTCTATGCGTACCTTTTAATATAACATTAGCTGACCAAGTAGGATTACCTGTTGTATTAATATCATAACCTGCACTACTAGGTGTTACAAGTATTAGCGTACAATCATTAACATTTGTAGAAGCAGCATCAAGAGCAGATGGTATGGTTTGATAGGCTGTATCCCAAGTTAATCCATCAGTACCATCACCACTTGGTGAAACACGTAACATACCAGTTATGGTACGATTAACCACTTGAGAACCAGCATCACCTCTGATACCACCAACCTCTGCCATCAATAAACTATCATCATATGGATTATATAAACCATGCATTATGTATACCCCACAAATTTTGGGTAAAATTATTCAGATGCGAAAAATCTTCTTCCAGACCTGTATAAATACGTAACCTCTTCTTGAGTAAGTGCTTGTGTATAAATCCTATGAGCACCAAGAAAACCGTTTACGTAATCACTATTACCACATATATTCAAAGCAGTATCATTGGTAGATAATACCCCAGACTCTAACTCGTTTAAATCCATAACAGAGTCAAGATAAGAACGTATATTTGTACCATCATACGTAATAACAACATGTCTCCATTCACCGATACCAAGCTGAGTACCTATGGCACCATAAGAAACCCAAACACCACCAAAACCAGCCCCAAATCTTAATGTAGTGTTATTGTTTTCTGTATAAAGTGCCCAATTGTTTGTCCCACCACCCCGTCCTCCCTTCTCTGATATAGACCAAGCAGCACCTACCGCTGGTGTATCATTAAACTTTAACCAAACTTCTATTGATATATTATTTGTTATGTCTAAGCTTGATGAATCAGCACAATATACATAGCTATCTGTACCATTTAAAGATAGACACCATAAACCATTTGATAATTTTGTCCAAGACTCATTTATAATAATACCATCGTTACCATTACCTGACCTATCTTTCAACGATGTAGATATTGGTTCATCTTGCAGCGATAAATCAAGTACACACGAAAATTTTTTCCTTTTCCAAGGTATATCAAAGACTCTTGGCATGGTGCTTAGGTTTCTCACTATGCAGCCTCTAGTATGTAATCATAACCTATTGCTACAGATTCATTAGTATCACTTTCAACCTCTACACGTAAAACTTCATGAATAGCAACAACAGACTGTACAACCCAAATACCATCTGGGTCAGTACCAACCAAAAAGTTTTGACTATAAACCTTCTTCTCAGTACCATTGATTTGCATAAACATTTTAACAGTCAATATAACAGTGTCAGTAACAGCAGAAACATCTAAAAGAAGTGATAGCAATCTATACTTAGTATCATTAGCACCAATTACGCACAAATCTTCTCCCGTTTCTCCAGACGTTCCAGTAGCTGTACTCCAATTAGCTGTAATAGAACCAAATGATGGTGTGCTTCCATAGCCATAAGAATTATTTAGACCACTCATTATACACCTTCCAACACTGATAATGATTTTCCACCACTAGCACATATAGCATTAACAGCACCAGTATATAAATTTCCAGCCTTCTTACTCATTTCATAACTACCTTTTGAAACTAATACAATACCCTCACCATCAACAGCAGCAGTACCAAGTGCTATACTTATATTTTCATCGCTAATATTTTCAAAAAGCCTATATATAGCATTAGCATTGGCAGCCAAAGCTACACCAGTAGTATTACCAACAGTAATTTTTGAATGAGTTGGTGTAGTATATGTATCATCACCAATTTTAGCAATATCTAATGATATATCTCTACCAGTAACACTAGTACCACCAAATTTATCAATATCAACCAATCCTATTGTAAGTCTTAGTGCATATGAATCACCACTAACTACAGACTTACCAGCAGGGAGAGAAGATATTGTTATTGTGTCAGATGTATTACTAGAGACTGTTCTAAGATAATATATAGAATCTGCTTCGCTATATACCTCAAGCACTGCACCCTTCCACATATCTGTTTCCCAATTCTTATCCGTATCAACTAATGTTATTTGAGAACCACCAGTTGCTGTACCACCATCTGAGCTAAACTCTGTGACTCTTGAAACAATCTCCTCTAAAATGGTCCTTGCTTCATCTGGAATCACTATAGAAGAAGAAATTTCACCATCATCAGTAACTCTCACTATTTGGTACTTATCATCTTCAGTCTTACCAATACTAATAACAACTTTACCATTATCGTTGAAACTAATGTTCTCTATTAATTCTCTTAACTCATCTAAACTATATGTACTCATATTTTTAAACCTCTACAATTATGTTAGAAGCACTATCTACCAGTGCTACCAAACCCACCAAATCCTCTCTCTGTATCAGAAAGAACAACCTCTTCACAAAATCCTATATCCTCATTCCTTACTAGCCTAGCTTGTGCTATCCTATCACCAGTCTTAAAGAACATTAATTCTTTTATAAATAAACCATAAAACATAACAAGAATCTCACCACGATAATCTGAATCAATTATACCTGGAGAATTCGGTATTATTATTCCTTTACTAGCAAATCCACTTCTTGGTAATATCTCTACACTATATCCTTTCGGAATCTCAAAAACCAAACCAGTATGAACTTTATAGAATTCACCATTATTTATACAAAAACCATTACATGTACACAAATCAAAACATGCAGAACCTTTAGTTGCTTGTTTTGGTACAATAGCTGAATCATTTATCTTTTTATATTTTATTGTTTTCATCTTTACCACACCAATTCTCTAACCAACCTACCTTTTTTATTATTTCTTTAGCTGTTAGTAAATCATCTTTATTTTTTATAATTTTTATAACTGACTTAAATACCCTTAAGATGAGTTCTTGTTCTTGATAGGAAAAACCAGAACACATGAACTTTGACAGGTTTTCTTTTAGTTTTTTTATGTCTCTATTTAACTCATACATTATTATTATACCATATAGTACTCAACGTGTCAAGTTATCTGTCTCTACAAACACAACAAGTTTCAAAAATGTTGTCCCAAGTCCTATTACAGATTTTTGGTATTAGATTATAATACTCTGTAAAATTTTTAATAGTATAACCTCTTGTCATTGGATCTGCTATATTAGATATATGAAGACAACACCAATAACAAATTTGGGTACCAAGCACTGGACACATTACAAAAACCTTTCCGAGCTTCGGGTTTTTCATTGTTTCATGGTCTTCTTTTAAATTTTTAGCTAAAGAACATTCCATATTAACCTCTCCTCTTAAAATACTTATATATATCAATCTCTACTTTAGAAATCATATCAACCATATCAAAAACATGGAAAGTAATATTAAAAACTTTAATATTATTTTCCTTATCGTTGTCTTCTTCTAAACTTTCAAACAAATCTATAATATTATTTAGCTTTTGGCGTGTTCGTTTTAATTGTTTAATTATTTTATTTTTCATTACAAATATATATTAATAATAGAGTATTGTTTTAATAAATATTAAGACCTTATTAAGATGTCTTTTTTCTTGTCAAAAAATAATGTCAATTTTGAGTGTAAGTTTTTAAAAATAATGTCAGTGATGTTTCTTTTCTACCAGCAATATTTTTTCCATTTTTTTCTTTAAATGTTCAACCTGTTTATCTGTATATAAGAATATATCACCACACTTATATCCCTCATCAAAATTCATTGGTATATCAACATGTCTACCTTTAAAGTTGTGTCTATTATTTTTTACCTTTCTCCAGTATTTACCATTTTTGGTATTAACAAAGGCATGTATATTAAACTTGTGTCTTTTGTAATATACTACATAATCAACACCATTTAAATCTAATTCTTCATCATATATAACAGTTTTAAAGTGCCGCTTCAGTATAAAATATAGATGATATTCTCTAATATAAGATAAGTAAAATCTTTTTAATCTTGATGTTATACCACCTGACTTAATTTGGGGGTATTGTTTTCTAAATTCAGCAATGAATTCTGATTGTGTCGGAGGCATATCATCTTTCATCAACTTCCTAAATATACCTACAATAAATGGTAAAGATTGGTCCTCAGTTTTTTTAGTGGTCCGATACGGCTTGCTTATTTTTATACTAGCTATATGTTTTTCAAGTTTCTTTCGTTTCTTTAATTCGCTTATATGCTCTTTCCGCAAAATACTCACCAGAGATGGCAGCAACAAATAGGGATAGTGTTTCTGGTATAGTGATTCCCGACAAAATCATATATAACCATACTCCCCACCCGCTGATAATCAAAATAGGACGTACCATTGATTTTATTAACTCTACACTCATAATTTATCTTGTCCAGCACTGAAATCTAAATTCACAATTTGTACAGAACACTCCCTTTACTCCACGACACATTTGTAATTTATCATAGTAGTTAATACTAATAGTAACATCCTTAACACGGTCACAAATGTTATTTAGTAAACAATGACTACAATCTCCACCACAATAAACATCAACTATATCTTCTATTTTTATTTTAACAAACATGTCTCTACTTATATATTAACAGATTATTCAATTTAGTGAAAAACAATCTGGAATTTATTGTTTTAATCTAGCTATTAACTCTATATCAACCTCGTCCAAACTAAATATGATGTCTATGAGATTAAACTTAAAAGTATTCGTGAGATATACGTCTGGTATGCTTAATATATCTTTTTCTAATATACTATCATTGTTTATTAATATTGTTGAACCATATTCCCCCACGCAAATAAAACCATCCTCATTATGTTTTGTTTTAATGTTCATCATCATAGTTGGTATATAAAGATTACAACTCCAAGGAAGGTTCTTAGCAAGCATCCTAGCATCTGATATTTCTAACAATACATCATCACTTATTGTTATCTTGTAAGGTACATTTAACAAATCGCACGAAAAAATAGTCTTCATTTATCCTCCATGATAATGAATTACTTTATCATTACCAATACAACAAAAAAAATCATTGTAAGTAATCTCAAGAAAATTATCTGATGTGGTTATACACTTAAATCTTATAGCACAGTTCTTACACTTACCATTACATGTTGAAAAGCATATATCTCCATCAATTACAGTAACTAATCTTCTTCTCATACTTTATTATATCATACAATATATAACAAGTCAAGGCAAA